GTAATTTGTGGTCGTTACAGCGGTATGCTGAATCGAGCCAGCAGTTGCACCAGAAGAGTTGATGAACCTGAAGAAAAACGAAGACGCTCCGTATGTCGTCCCAGTGTTTTTAACAGACATGCCATTGTAAACAGCAAGATCAGTATCAACAGCGACTCGACCATTCGCCGTCGTCGTCCCCACCAACAGATTCCCGCTCGCATCGAGCGTCATCGCTTGGGTGAAGGTGGCAGCATTGTTAGCTACACCAGATGCAGCGTTATGCCAGCTATGCACACCATTCTGCTGTCGATAGAACGTAGCAAAGCCATTGATTACATAGTTGAACGATCCGCTGTAGTAAGCGACATTAGATCCAAGATAAGAACCCTCAGTGCTACCCTGACTAGCGAGGAATGCACCAGCAGAACCAATCTGGAGTGCAGGAGCGATAGTAGTCCAAGCCTTCGGCGTAACCCCCACGCCGACGTTGCCGGCGGAGTCGATCAACATTTTGACCGAATTGGTTCCACCGGCATCGTTGTAGAACGCAAGCGAGTTTGAGTTCGCGGCGGTCGATCCGTTGGCGATGCCCCAAGTGTTGCCAGATGCCGCGAGCATCAAACCGGCAAATGCTCCAGAACTCGTATTTTGATTCTCAACACGAGCGTATGTGTATGCGTTCTGGTCTAGTTTGATATGAAACCTCTGCGTCGGCGTAACTCCGATGCCGACGTTGCCGGAGGAGTCGATTCTGGCGCGTTCTGTGCTGTTGGTCAGAAACGTCATCGCGGCGTTGGAGGATTGGTTAAATTCAACCGTTCCGCTGTTGCCGTTTTTTTGGATATAAAAGTAATCACCACCGCTGAAATTAGCTCCGTCAGCATCAAGCCAAACCTGAGCAACTCGGCTGGCAGCCGTTGCACTTGAGATTGATCGGAAACCGCCTCCTGCATTGTTTGCCGCAGTTGCATCGCCTGATCTAAATGTGCTGACAATGTTATCGCCTGCTGGCGCAACCACTTCCAACGTGTTAGCAGGACTCGCAGTCCCAATACCCACCCGATTGTTCGCGCTATCAACCTTCAGGGTCGAGGTATCCACCGTCAGATCGCCGGTGATGGTGGCGGAGCCAGGGACGACGATGTTATTGCCGCTCGGGCCGACAGCCGTGTACAGCTCGCTGAAGTTGCTGTTCGTGTACTGGAAAGCCGTACGCAGCGGCGTTCCCGTCCCGTCATTGGGGGACGTTCCGACATTGATGGTTTGCTGTGCCATATCGAATTAAATGGTTTGGTTTCGGGTTACAGAAATTCGGTCATGTCCGCCGTGATGATCGTCGTGTCAGCCGTTATCACCGTGTTATCCGCCGTGATATCAGCCGTTCCGCCAAGAGTCGCAGCTTCCCAGAGTAGGCCAATCTCCAGCAGATTACGCTCGCGCGGACTCTTGCACGAAGCTCCATAAGCCTCGGCAATCAGATTAGCAGCTTCCGCGCAGGAGATTGTAGCCATATCAGATGATGATGAACCAAGCGGTTCCGTTGCTCATAACCGTCACGCCAGCCCACTGAGAACTCAGCGTGTACGTCGTCGCGCCGTCAATCGTCTCCGACGCATAACCGTCAACAACCACGTTGTTCGCCCCGGCATTGATGCGCTTGAACACATAGATCCGACCCGGAACCAGCGCAGCCGGAGGAAGCGTAATCGTCACCGCGCCAGCCGTGGAATTGCAGAGCAGAAGATAATCACCGCTCTCCACATTCCCCGTCGCGGTAACGCTCCGATACGTTCCGCGCGTCGCGCCGCCGCCCTGGAGATACGTCGCAATGCGATTCTCCAGAGCCAACTTGGCCAACTCAATCTCCCACGGAGAACGACACCCCAGCGACGCCGCCTCATTGATCAGCGTCTCCGCCTCGTCGCATGTGATGCTTGGCATATCGGTTTAGAATTTAAGCCATCGGACCAGCGCCACGGCGCATCACCTCGGCGATGAATCCGCCGCCCTCCTCCATCTCCTCCTCGCCCTCCTCCTCGTACTCCTCACCGCCACGCTCGGCCATCTTCTTGCCCTTCGACTTCTTCTCGTAGCCGGGGATGGCCATGCCATCAATCTCGATGACTTCAGCCTTTCCGCCCTTGCCAAGAACGATGGTTGCCATCGTCTGGAAAGCCTCGCCTTCCTTCAAGTTCTCGGGGATTTCGACGCCTTTGGGAATGGTAAAAACCGGCATGAAGGGAGCATCACTTCGTGGTCGTTGGTGTCAAGGCTAATGCGAAAAACCCCCCACCAGCCTTTCGAGCCGATGAGGGGTTGCCGCGTGTAGCGGCTTTTAGACAACCAACCTACGAGTCAATCCGGCGGCGACGATAGCGGAAAAGAAAAAACCCGCAAGCCTTTCGACCTGCGGGTCTGTGAATTATTAGCTCGATTACGAGCAGATGATCGTGGTCAACGCGCCGGTGCAACGGCGGAAGATAATCGTCATACCCTGGTTGGTGAAGACCGGCTCCGAGGCATGAATGAACTCAGCGTAATGCTGACCCTTCTTCTCCAGCGGATCGGCGCAATCCACATCGAGCTTGTAGGCACCAGTCACCCACTGCCACTCGCCCATGTAGTTGGTCGGCATCCAGCTCAAATCGCCAACCCGATTCACGGGGCGGACGATGTGAGACTTGAACACATACGGGGTGACGATGAACGCAGCCTCGAACGGAGCGGTCGTCCAGCTCGGGTTGACGCTGTAGACCGTACCCTTCGTGCCGCTGGAGCTGGTGAACGGCTGAACCAGCGTGTACTTGCCACCGGCGTAGGTGAAGCGGGGCGGGAACAGATTCGGCACATGCCGGAAGTTCTTAATCACCCGATTCGCGCCGATGCGCTTGAGCAACTGCGCGCCTTCGCCCTGCCCCATATCAGCCTGACGCAGATCCTCGCGGAACGCAGGGTTGTTCTGAGCGATGCGCTGCGAAGCCTCCAAGCCGATGTACAGCGGGAAGATCGGACCGTCGCTGCTGTAGCTGATGAAACCGGAGCTATCAGGATTGGTAGCACCATTGCGGATCAGCGTGGCGGCGGCGACATCCAGCATCTCCTGCGTCAGCTCGGAGGTGGACTGATTCAGAGCCTGACCGGCGGAACCGGCCTGAATCCAGGGGAACTCATTCACACCAGACGGAATCGTCTCGACCTGAGTGAAGGACGAGTCGGCCACCGCCTTGATGGCGAACTTGGCGAAGGTGTTCTGATAGCGAGTCTCCCAAGAACGCTGCGCGCGGATCGAGAGCTTCTCCAGATACACCCGCAAGAACGCCTCGACGCGATGGTCGAAGGTCAGATCGTCCTTACACAGGAGCGGACCTTTGAGAGCGAAACGCTCAGGACTCCAGGTAACGGCATTGTAGCCGACCGGAACGTCATTGTAGGTGACATCGCAAGCGCCACCGTTATCACCAGGATTACCGCTGGCGAGCGTGATGGCCGACCACTCCTCAGCCGCAGTCGGCTCGATGGAGGTGGTGGTGAACGAGGTCTGGGTCAAACCAGTACCCTGAGGATACTCGCCGCGCTCGATCATGTTGAGCCACATCGAGCGGTACGAGGCGCGCTTGTAAACGTCCTGAGCGAGCGACTCGGTAGCCACCGCAAAGGCGTTAAAGACATTAGGACAAGACATGAGATGAAAAAGTAAACCGACGTTATCTGAGTTGTGGCTGGCCATCTATCCACCACACGGTGGCTGATTATCCAACCTGCTTCCGCATGCGGAGTGTCATTGCCGCTTAGACGTTTGCCACGGATGACCAATCCGTGGCCCTGCTTAAGGTCGTTGCGCCGGATGGAGCAGTAGAAACGCTTATCGCGTCAATTAAAATGTGGCGTCCACAGGGTTGGCCACGAGTTCGCTTTGGATGGCGACGTATGAGCGATAACCCTTGATCGTCTCGATCCGATGCGGGGCGATGATTATCTCCCGCGCTATCATCCCTCGATAGGTGTACGGACCTGGGAATGATCCGGTCATCAGCACATAGAAATCAACCGCGCTGGTTTTCACGCTGTCCTTCCGCGCGTCCACAAGCAGCTTGCCATTGTCGTACTTGGTCGTCTTGACATCGATGCGATATCCCGGCGCAGGCGGGATTGTCGCGTCGTAGAACGGATGCGGAGGCGGACGGTCGGTGTCCAGGTCGGGGTACACATTGAACAGACGACAGAAAGCAATCTCGCCAGCTATGCCCTCCAAGTCCACGGTCAGCGGCGACTGTGCGCTGATTTTGAGATTCGCCACATTGAAATAGCGATTGTTGCCGTTGCGATGACGAGCGACGAAGTGGGCCAGTTTCTGCTCGCAGTAGGTGAGAGTAATAGTTTGACCAATTTCAATTTTGTTTATCATGGTCAAAAAGTCGGAAAATTTTTGAGGGGGGTATCGTAAACGAAGCCCACCCGCAAAGGGGGTGCCAGGCCTCCACTCAAAAACTGTGCCAATCCCTAGGAAAAACAATCCTTTTCTATCATTAGCTAATCTAATCCAATCTATTAGACAGCTAATGATGCACAATGTGTGTTATATTCATTCTTTCCCAGTTTCTCCCGTGACTTGAATCTCAGCCACTCGATCCGGCATCGATCCGAGTAAATTGATTGAAACACTCGCCGCTTCGCCTTGCTCTGCCCAGCCGAACACAAGCGCGCTACGCTTCGCCACGCTTCCGAGTATCTGCTCCCGTGTTGACTCGTCCTTGATGCCGTCCAGCGAATAGCCTTCAATCCTTTCCAACGTGCTGGCGGCATCGGCGGCGAGCTTGTTTCGAACGAGAGCCGACAGCGACTCTAAGGATTGAATCTCTTTAGAAGAGATTGTGTCCCTCATCCCTTTCCTAAACTTCGTCCAATCCTCCCGTGAGGCCTTGCTCATGAGCGTTGATTGATTTAGTCCCGTTTCGTCTGAAATCGCTTTCCAAGACTTCCCTGCAAGGTAAAGCGTCTTGGCCTTTTCCCATGGCTTCTCTTTCATGCCAAGTACCTTGCAATCCAAGGTAGCCTTTCGCAAGGCCTGTCTTCCCAATCTAGACACTGTCTACTTCGAATCCTGACACTGTCTAAACCCCCGTTTTCCTGAGCAATTCCGCATGTTTTCCCCCTATCGAAAAAAGTTTGGAAAAGTTTGTTGACGCCGTTTTCCGGTTCGCCTAGCCTAGCGGCTCACAGTTGAATTTTGAATCGAACGCATGAAAACACTCCAGATTGAAAAAACCCCTTCGGGACAATTCCGATACCGCATCGTCAGGGAATTCGAGAACACGCCGAACACTCGACTTGTCGTCGTCGATTGGGAATTCGGACCGTTCAATCGGGAAGAGACGATTGAGCAAGCCAAGGAACGGTTCTCTTTCGATGAAATCCAAACCCTTTGAATCCATGAAACGCAAGCTTCTCTCCATCGCCATTCAAACCGCCATCTACACCACCACCGCCGCCGTTTTCTACGTCATTTTCTTCCGCTCCCAATTCTAAACCTCAGCCAATCCATCGAATGAAATCCCTCCTTTCCGTCGACACCAACGCCAAGACCGTCAAAGGTCAGCGCAAAGGCTACCTGACCGGAATTCTCTACCTTGCGCCTGACCGCTTGTCTGGCCTGATCAATGTCTGCATCAATGCATCCGACGGGTGCCGTCAAACGTGCCTCTATTCTGCAGGTCGTGGCGCATTCAACTCCGTCCAAAAAGCCCGTATCGCAAAGACCGCTCATTACGTCAAAGACCGTCAGGCCTTTCTGGCCACGCTGACCGAAAACGTGGCTTCGGTCATCCGAAAGGCAAGGTCAAAGCGCATGCATCCGGTCATCCGATTAAACGGGACATCGGACATCGGTTGGGAGCGATATTCGGTCATCCAAGCATTTAAAACGACCCGCTTTTACGACTATACAAAAAACGCTGACCGCATGTTCGCTTTCCTAGACGGAAAACTCCCGTCGAACTATAGCCTGACCTTTTCACGCTCCGAAACCAACGAAAGCCAATGCCTCGAAATCCTGCGCCGTGGCGGCAACGTGGCGGTCGTTTTCCGAAAGGCCTTGCCGACGCATTGGCAAGGATATCCGGTCATTAATGGCGACGAAAACGACCTCCGATTTCTAGATCCGAAAGGCGTGGTCGTTGGCCTGACCGCTAAGGGCAAGGCAAAGACCGACACCACGGGCTTTGTCGTAGGTTGAAGCAACGTGTCAGCCTATGCGAAAGCGTAGTCTGCAACGTGTCTTTAGTCTCAATCAAAACTCAATCCATCAATCCATGAAAAACCGATACCCTGGCCAATGCGTCCAATGTCACGAATACGTCCCGACCGGCCTTGGCACCGTCACCAAACGCGGCCGTGTGTGGCGCATCGATTGCAACGCATGCACCGGCCGCATGCCCGAAAACTCCGGTCTTGTCTGCGTCAAACTCTCCTCCGGTTGGACAGGTACGCGTAATGTGCGCGGACGGTGTGAAGACCCGCCGTGCTGCGGGTGCTGCACTTTCTAAACCTAGAACTCCACACCCATTCAATCCATGAAACTCGTCGAATTCCTACGCGCGCGCGCCTTTGAAGATCCTTTCACACTGGCCAATGAGCGTTGGCAATATGTCACGGTCCGCAGACCGGACGGACAGGAAGACATCGGTGTTTACCGTTTCGCGACGGACCTGTGTCACGACTACGCAGACTTTCGCGCGCTGTTCAACCTGGCCTGACCTCTCCTCCGCGCGCCATGCGGCAACGCGTGACGCGAAAGGGTAGGCCAGCTATCCACAATCAATCCATCCAAAGCATGAAAACCATTCACCAAATCATTCACGAAATCCAATTTTTCGACCCTGCCGTCCGCGCATTTGACGCGCACAACCTACCGCAATCCGTCCGCGCGTACCTGCACCATAACTACCGCATGGACGCGCGCCTGACGGACGAGGAGCAGCAACTTGTTGAAATCTCATTCGAACCTTTCGCGGATAACCTGCGCGAAGCATTTCAGGACGACCCACGACCCGACGCTACCCGGTTTTACCTGTTCGACGATCTTAGTCTGTACGTCAAAACGAATGCCGGACCTGAACTCTGGGCCGACGCGCAAGTTTTCGTCGTCGAACGCATTCTCCCGAACATGCGCCTTTCGCGCTTGGAGGCGGACTTGATGCGCGAAATCGGCATGGACGATCAGGTCAGCGAGGTCCGCGACGACTTTTTCTCGGCATTCGCCCATATCCTCCATCGCGACTGCGGAATCCCGCACTGCGACGCGCGGAATCACTGGAACGCCTTTTCCCGACAACTGTCGGACTCCGCGTGCGAGTCAATCGTCCTGGGCGGCGGCGAATCTGGCCGCGCGGAGGGCATTCGTTTCGCGTCGGAATACACCGCCAACGCCTGAACCATCCAATCCATCCCATGCGCTACAAAATCCAACTCTCAACCTCAACCGGCGGCTGGTCAGACCTCCGCGAATCCGCAAACGACGGCCAGACCTACGAAACCTGTCTATTCCCTACGCGCATGGCCGCTGTTGCCGCGCGCGTGGAGTTCTCCGAACTGTCGGAATTCCTCGAAACCATGCGAATCGTCACCGCCGAAACTCCCGAAACCGAAAACATCTACGAATGAAAACCCAATTCACCGCTGGTCCATGGCATACAACCGGCCTTAACGTCCGCGCTGGCGACGCTCTCATTTGCTACGCAACCAACCATTGGGCGGACGATGAAACCCCAGAAAACGAGCGACAGGCCAACGCAAATCTCATTGCCGCCGCCCCTGAGTTACTAGCCATCGTCCGCGCGCTGCTGCCTCACGCGAACAACGAATGGACGCGCCTTGACGATATGGCGCACCGTGGAAACCGGGAAAGCGAGGATTCGGCAATGGAACTCGACCGGCTAATCGAACACGCGCGCGAAACCATCGAAGAGATAACTGGAGACAACGAATGAAAACCCATACCCCCGGCCCTTGGACAACCAAGAAAATCGACACCGGAGTTTACGATGTTTGTCGAGTCGGTAACGATGGCCTGAGAACTAGAGTTTGCCGCCTGCACGCATCTCAGATCGAGCCGGAGCATGGCGGAGATGTTGAAGCCAACGCCCACTTAATCGCCTCCGCTCCCGCTATGTTGGCCGCTCTTCAACGTCTCGCGCATCCAATGGCCGATGATGACGACCTGTACCACGCATTCGCCATCATCGCCAAGGCGAAAGGGCTTTAAGCCGCTCCGGTTATCCGGTAAACCATGTCCGCGCATCAAATCCCACGAATAAACCTCTATCGCGCATCAAATCATGCATCCATTGCTCTTATCCGCGCTTATCCAGATCGAATCCCACGGAAACGATCAGGCCCGTGGCCGTCACGGTGAACTCGGCGCGCTTCAAATCAAATCGATCATGGTCCGCGATATCAACCGCATCATGGGTACATCCTACGCCCACGCGCAGGTAACCAATCGCGCCGTTTCGATCTTCATTGCGGAGAGTTACTTCGCGCACTATGGCAAGAATCTCAGCGACGAGAGTCTCGCGCGGATTTGGCAGGGTGGGCCGGTAGGCCACAAGAAATCCTCCACGCGCGCCTACGCCCGACGTGTGATGCGCGAGCTTCAATCGATGGATAAATCGAACCGTATTTTCACCGAAACCCATCATTTCACCGTCCGTTGAAACCCTAAAAACCAATGAAACTAACCATAATCAGCAAAACCAACGCCCAGACCATCATCGACCTCTTCAATGCAATCGTGACTGGCGAAACCGAGGAGCATGGAGCAACGCCCATGAGCATCTATGACGACGACAAGCATATCTGTTCCATCGTCGCCGCGAATGGGGAGCAGATTCTGGAACTCATTATCGAACGCGAGGCTGGCGACAGGATTTGTCCCGCGTTCGAGGGCAACCCCGACGAGGAGAAATTGCCTTGAAACCATCCGGCCTTTCCCGCGCGCAACTTGAGGCGCGAAACACAAGTCTTCAGGATCTAATCTACACGCTGGACACCCTATCGGATAAGCTGCAGTCGCCGATCCTGCTCGAAGCATCTATTCGCCTTGATCAGGTGTCGGATGCTCTCATCAACCTCCAGAACGCGCTTTTCTATGTCCGCGCGTACATCTCGGTCGATCCGACGGGCGAGGGCGAGCGTCGCCGCCAAGAGCTGATCGACGACTCGGAACTGATCATCAACCTGATTCGTAACGGAGGACTCTATCCATGAGCAACGACCCAGCCGATTACCTCAGCGGAACCGAACTCCGCGTGTGCCAGCTTATCGCCGAACGCCAGATGCGCGGCATCGAAAAGTACGGCACGACCGTCAGCGACAACCCATTACCTCTCCGCGCGTGGCTGCGTCATGCGCTGGAGGAGACATTGGACAACGCGATTTATCTCCAGCGCGCGATTGAGCAGCTAGAGCGCAATGGATTGGTCAGCGAAGAGGAGGTTGGCCAATGAGCCGCAATCTATTCGCCCCGCCCCGCTTCAAAGTTCAGGTCAGCGGCGCGATTGGCTGGAGCGACTTGAAGGAGCGGGTCATCAGCTATCGAACGCTCGAATACGCCACGCGCAAGGAAGCCGAGTCTGTCGCGCGAGAACTCAACCCCGGCGAATACACTCAGGGCCGCATCCGCGTTGTTCCGGTCGAAGTGCCGGAGGATTACGATGTTTACCCTACGCACGAACGTTCGAAGCCATGAGCATCCGAGATGAACTGGCCGAAATCGATCCTGACCTGCTTCTCATGGATGGATTCGATGACTGCATCATCGGCATCTGCGAGGCTTTCGGGAGCGTCCCGGTTGTCGCCTACGATTACGACAAGGTGCTGGCCAACCTTCAGGCAAGCGGCATGACCTACGAGGAAGCGGTCGAGTACCATGAATTCAACCAAGCCGGAGCATACGTCGGGGAGCGGACTCCGGTGTTTATTCGGCGAATCCACGGATAACTTTTCCGCAGATAAAAAATAGGCCAATCTGAGCATCCAAAACCATGTCTTTTCGCCGATTCGATTCTAGCGCGGTCATGCCCTTTGCCTTGTGCGGACATGAAAAGCACCTTCCGAACGCTCTACGGGCCGTTTCCGGCTCAAAAAACAGCATTCGTACATGTCGATTGAGCGACACAAACGCGTTCCAACCCTTATTCCGAAACGGAAGCGGCACCGCCCCCAAAGGCGGAGCGCAAGCTTTCCGATTTCGGAATAAGCCTCTCCCCTTTTTTAGAAAGGGGAGGCTTATCTTTAGATGAGCTAGGTAGACCAAGGATAACCGAGAAATAGCCATTGGTAATTTTCCGTTGACAAGAGGACAAAGTAGAGTTATCTGTTTTCCACCATGAGTTACCTTTCAAATGGTTCGACGCTAAGGGCGACGTTCCGAGAGATGCCGCCGAAGAGGCATAATCTGACCCTCGAAAAGTCGGAGTTACTGGCCTACATCGTCGAGACGATTGGCGGCGGCTTGGCCGA